TTCAGCCCCTGATGAATTTATAAAAAATCAAGCAGCTACCATGGATGGTACACAAACTGTTGAGAACGGTGTTCTTGCAGGACCTATTACTATACCTGGTACAATAACAGTAACAGGGACTTTAGTAATAGTATAATGTCAAAAATAGAAGTAGATGCAATAGATAAACAAAGTGGCTCAACCTTAACTTTAGGTGGATCGGGCACGGCTGTAACTTTAGCATGTGGCGCTACTCAAACAGGATTTGGTAGAACCGGGACTGTTGATTGGCAAACATCAATTAAAACAACTGGTTTTACAGCAGTATCTGGCGAAGGATATTTTTGTGATACCAGCAGTGGAGGTTTTACTTTAACACTACCTGCATCTCCATCAGCTGGAGATATTGTGGCATTTAAAGATTATGCAAACACATTTGATACAGGTACTTTAACCATTGGAAGAAATGGTTCTAATATTGGAGGGCAAGCTATTGATTCATCAATAAGTACAGAAGGTATTGCAGTTACATTGGTATATGCAGATGCAACGAAAGGATGGTTAGTAACAGATTCAGGTTTACAATCAGAAGCACCAGGACCATTATTCATTTCAGCAACAGGTGGAACTGTTTCAACTGTTTGTACAAATTTTAAAGTTCACACATTTACTGGCCCAGGTACTTTTTGTGTATCTTGCGCTGGAAATTCTGCAGGATCAAATAAAGTTTCTTATTTGGTTGTAGCAGGTGGTGGTGGATCTGGACAATATTATGGTGGTGGTGGAGGTGGAGGTGGATTTAGAGAATCTAAAAGTCCTGATACTCCTTACACAGCTAGTCCACTAGATGAAACTAATGGATTAACAGTTTCTGCAACAGGTTTTCCAATAACTGTCGGTGGAGGTGGAGCTAAAGGAGGACCTAGTTATCAACCAGGTGTTAAAGGCAATAATACAACATTTTCAAGTATTACATCTACAGGCGGTGGTTTTGGTGGTGGATCTCAACCAAGTGGAGCAGTGGGTGGTCCTGGAGGATCTGGTGGCGGTGGCGGCGGCACTAGTGGTGGTGCTGGTGGTAGTGGTAATACTCCACCTGTAAGCCCTCCTCAAGGAAAAGATGGTGCAACAGTAGGTGGTAGTTTAGCTGGCGGTGGTGGTGGAGCAACTGGAGTTGGAGGAAACAATCCTGACAAAAAACAAGGAGGGGTCGGAGCAACAACAAATATTACAAATTCACCTGTATCATATTCAGGTGGAGGTGGAGGTGGTCCGGAAGCGACAACAGCTATTTCACCTTGTGGATCTGGAGGAGTAAATACACCAAGCCCAGTTAGTCCTTCTTCATTAAGATGTGGTCAAATTAATAGAGGTGGTGGCGGTGGAGCAGATGGTGGCGCTGGAGGAAGTGGTGTGGTAGTAATAAGGTATAAATTTCAATAATTATGACAAGCACAATTAAAGTAAACACAATAACAACAGAATCAGGATCTACATTAACTGTGGGCGGATGCGGAAAAACTGTTGCATTAGCGTCAGGTGCATCACAAACAGGATTTGGTAGAACAGGAACAGTTGATTGGCAAACAACTAAAAAAACACTTGCTTTTACAGCAGCGAATGGTGAAGGTTATTTTGTAGACACTGCAGCTTCAGGAGCAGTGACAATGACATTACCATCATCACCGAGTGCGGGAAATATTGTTGCTGTTAAAGATTATAACGGAAATTTTGCAACAGCAAATTTGACAATTGCTAGAAATGGATCTCCTATTAATGGAGCTAACTCTGCAGATGTAATTGTAAATACCGATGGAGCATCAATTGTTTTAGTTTACGTAGATGCAACACAAGGTTGGGTAGCAACTCAAGATGATGAATCAACTTTTGCAGGTGAAGCTTTTGTAGTAGCAACTGGTGGTACAATAACCACTTGTGGTAATGATAAAATTCATACGTTTACAAGCCCTGGTACTTTTGCAGTTAGCCAGGCAGCAAGTAGTGCAACAAATAACAAAGTTTCTTATTTAGTCCTTGCTGGAGGTGGCGGAGCTGGACATAGTTTTCCAACTAGTAACGCTGGTGGTGGCGGTGGAGCTGGTGGATATAGAGAGGTTAAAAATCCAGTCAATCCTTTTACAGCAAGTCCATTAGATGGTTTTTCTACACCAGCAAATGTAATAACTTTAACAGCAACATCTTTTCCAATAACAGTTGGAGGAGGTGGTCCAGGAGCACCATCTTCAGGACCAAGTGCTACTTCAGGTTCACCTTCAATTTTTTCAACAATAACTGCAGCAGGTGGAGGAAGAGGCGGTGCAAATGGACCAGGCACACCATCAGCTGCTGCTACAGGCGGTTCAGGTGGTGGAGGTGCTGGAGGCACATCTTGTGCATCTATTGGTACTGGAGCAGCGGGAAATACACCCCCTGTTACTCCTGCACAAGGTAACTCTGGTGGAACTAACTACAAAGTGGCTACAGGAAATCCTCCAGATAACCCTGGAGCAGGTGGTGGAGGAGCTTCGGCTGCTGCACCTGATGCACCAACAGGTGCAGGTGGAAATGGTGGAGCTGGTGTAGCTACAAGTATTAATGGTACACCGACAACAAGAGCAGGTGGTGGAGCAGGTGGTGGAAGTCCAAATGGCACAGGTGGAACAGGTGGTGGTGCAGATTCTGGAGGTAATGGAACAGATAATACTGGGGGCGGTGGTGGTGGCACCATGAATGGAAGTGCTGGTGGTAATGGTGGTTCAGGATTAGTAATAATAAGGTATAAATACCAATAGGTAAATTATGAGTGAAATAAAAGTAAATAAAATTAGTCCAAGAACAGCGTGTGGTACAACTACATTAGGGGATAGTGGAGATACATTTACAATTCCAAGTGGTGTAACAATAACAAACAATGGAACTGCAAATGGTTTTGGTGCAACAGGAGCTGTTAATTGGCAAACAGGAGATATTAAAACTGCTACATTTACACCAACGTCTGGTGAGGGTTATTTTATAAATTCAGGAAGTGCACTTACAGCAAATTTACCTGCTGGGTCCGCAGGAGCAATTGTAGCCTTTGCTGATTATGCAAGAAATTTTGCAACTTATAATTTTACTGTTTCTCCAAACGGATCAGAAAAAATTGGTGGAATTGCAGCAGATGTAACATTAGATATTGATGGTCAAGCAGCGACTTTTGTATATGTTGATTCAACAAAAGGTTGGGTAAACATTCAAAATGCAGAAGATACAGAAACAGGACAAAGTTTTATTACAGCAACAGGCGGAACAATTACAACTTCAGGAAATTGCAAAATTCATACATTCACAAGTCCTGGAACTTTTTGTGTTTCTGCAGCTTCAGCACAAACAGCTAATAATCAAGTTTCATACCTTGTTGTAGCAGGTGGTGGAGGTGGTGGTTATGATGTTGGTGGTGGGGGTGGAGCAGGAGGATTTAGAGAAAGAAAAAGTCCAGCAACTCCATACACAGCTAGTCCTTTAGAGGGAGCAGCTACCATAACAGTTACAGCAACAGGATTTCCAATAACTGTTGGTGGAGGTGGAGCTGGTTCAACTGCCAATTATCCAACAAATGCAGCTGCAGGGAGTAATTCAGTATTTTCAACAATAACATCAGCTGGTGGTGGTTATGGTGGTTCATACCCTGCTGGAGATGGTGGTAATGGAGGATCGGGTGGAGGTGGATCTGGTCATAATCAAGCAACTACTGGTGGAACAGGAAACTCACCCCCTGTAAATCCATCACAAGGAAATCCTGGTGGAAATGCACCAGCCCCACTCGCTTCTTCAAGCACAACTGGTGCTGGCGGTGGTGGAGCAACAGCAACTGGTTCAACTTCACTTTATCCAGCACCAAATACATTTACTCCAAGAGCTGCAGGAGGTACAACTTCTATAACAGCATCTCCTGTAGAATATGCACAAGGTGGAAGAGGGGCAGCAGATGGTGCACCAAATCAGCAAGCGGGAGGAGCCAATACAGGAACTGGAGGTGACGCAGCAGGTAATCAAGGAGGACCAACCGCAAATCATGGAGCAGCAGGTGGTAGTGGAATTGTAGTAATAAGATATAGGTTTCAATAGTTGAAAGGTAATTAAAATTAATATATAAGGAGAAACATTATGGCACATTTTGCAAAACTAGGAGCTAACGGAAAAGTTATATCAGTATTAACTTTAGATAATAAAGATATGTTAAATGCTGATGGTGTTGAAGATGAAACAGTAGGTCAACAATATTTAGAATTACACAATAATTGGCCTGCACAAATGTGGATTCAAACATCTTATAACACTATACAGAATACACACAATTCTGGTGATAACTCAAAAGCATTTAGAGGAAACTATGCGGGTATAGGCTATGAGTGGGATGAAGATAATCAAATCTTTTGGCCTAAAAAACCTTATCCTTCTTGGGTAAAAGATACTACAACTGCAAGTTGGAAATCACCAATCGGCGATGCTCCTGAATTAACAGAAGAAGAAAAAACTGCAAATAAACATTACATTTGGAATGAAGAAGGTCAGTCTTGGGACTTGACAGACCTATAAGTGTAAATTACAAAGGTATGTGGTATGCAAAAGAAAGTATTATCTGAAATAGCATTATATTACGGTGATGTAGCAATGCCCAAAGATTGGGACATTGATCGAGATAAATTACAACAAGACATATTAACTTCAAATGTTACAGATTCACCTCTACCTTTTTCAAAAGAATGGGACAAATTAAATACTTATATAAGAGAACACATAAATTTAAATTATAATTTTACTTTAGTTAACAAACAAGTTTGGGGTAATATGTATAAACCTCAAGAAACAACCATACCTTTACTAAATATAGATCCTGTGGACTTACGTAATTCACCAGACTATACATTTCTTTATGGTGTAAATGTTAAAAATTGTATGGTTAGAATACATTATGAAGATAATAGGCGTAAAGGCAGAAGCTGGGATATACCGTTAACAAATAATAATTTTATAATGTTTCCGTCAACTTGTATGTATTACCTAACTAATAATCAAAAGGATAGTTTAAATTTTGTACAAACTATAACGTATGAATATATCTAATTATTATTGGTATTTTAAATCTGCACTAACGCCTAGATTTTGTGATGAAGTAATTCAATATGCTAATAATCAAAAAGAAGTTATGGCTAGAACAGGTGGTTATGGTGAAAGAAAATTAAAAAAAGAAGAAGTATTAGATCTAAAAAGAAAAAGAAATTCTGATTTAGTATGGTTAAATGATACTTGGATATACAAAGAATTACACCCATACGTTCACGAAGCAAATAGAAATGCAGGTTGGAATTTTGATTGGGAAAGAAGTGAGTCTTGTCAATTTACAAAATATAAATTAAATCAATATTACGATTGGCATTGTGATAGTTGGGACAAACCTTATAATCGTAAAGATGTAAATCATCCAGAGCATGGCAGAATTAGAAAGTTATCTATGACTTGTCAATTAACAGATGGATCAGAATACAAAGGTGGTGAATTAGAGTTTGATTTTAGAAACTATGATCCACACATGCGAGACGAATCAAAACACAGAATACAATGTAAAGAAATATTACCAAAAGGATCTATTATTGTATTTCCTAGTTTTGTATGGCATAGAGTGAAACCAGTAACATCAGGCACAAGATATAGTCTTGTAGTATGGCATTTAGGGAGGCCTTTTAAATAATGTTTATAAATAGTTATTTTCCAACTGTAATATGGAGCGAAGAAAAACCAGAGTTTGTTAAATCGTTAAATAAAGCTACTAACAAATATATTAAAGAGGCTAGAAATTTTCCAGAAGCTAAATC